AACTTTTAGTGTACATAGCAAGTCTGCTGATGCTGCCAAATGGTGTCAAGCACATCACTCATCTCATTTTGCTGCAATGTTTTCTGCTATTGCTCCCGATGAGTTGAAACCTTTTCTTCTCACAGCATTAAGTTTATGGCCAAAGAAAACTCTCAGCTTCCCTCTAGATCTAATGGCAAGTTTGATGAAAAATAGAACAACCAAGACTGGTGATCTTTATCATAGATTCAAAGAGGACTTCTTTCATGGCACAAACATTTTCAAAGAGCCAATGAGTAATAAGATTCATGTCGAATCTGGAATGTTTCAAGGAATTCTGCACTTAACTAGTTCTCTGTATCATACAATGATCCAGGAAGTTTGCAAGAGACTAGTACATCACACATTACAAGACAAAATGAACATTGAGAATGTTGTAACCGTGGTGCAGGGTAGTGATGATTCAGGAATGATGATATCAATTAAGGGTCCTATCTCTTTACATGCAATGAGAATTTCTAAAACACTATTGAACTGGAAGGAGAACATTTCAAAACACATGTCCATTTATACTAGTATGGTTAAAACTTCCTCTGGAACTCATGATTTAATTGAGTATAATTCAGAATGGCATTCAAGACACAAGATCATTAAGCCAACATTTAGATGGATTAGTGCATGTATGGAGGTTTCTGTTACTGAAAGATTCATTGATAGAATGAGAATTTTCTCGAATGTCTTGAGTCAGTGCTTAGAAGGTGGAGCAACAACCCTAGAATGTTCTGTAGTTCAACTATGCCAGGCTACCATGAATTATATTCTCTTAGGCATGAATAACATGGAGTCCTCTAGTTTGATGAAATCTTTGCTATTAAAGAGCTGTGATCCTTTGTATGGATTTATGCCATTAGATTTTGATGTGTCTGCAGGAATCACTGGTGTTGAATTTCAATTATATTGCTTGCATAAATATACTAATTATGGAAATACTCTTAAATCCAGAGCAGACTCTGATGTGCAGCTGCTTTTTAATTATGATGACATGCCATCTTGGATGATTACAAAAGATTTACAAAGTGTAAAGCTTAAATTTACAGATTTTAAAATATATTCTCGATTTGTCTCTGGCTTGTCAATCATGTCTCTTGAAGATGC